GTGGTTATGTCATTACCAGCGAGATAACCCACAGCTGTGTTAAGAGCATTGGTAGCTGTCGTAAAGTTTTGTGTGCCTAAAGCTCCAAATCCAACAGCAGTTGACTGACTCCCTAAAGTATCTGTACTTAAAGCAGACCCACCTATAGCTACATTAAAATCTGCATCTGTAAGAGCGTCTCCAGCAAAACTACCATATATAGCATTCTCTAAGCCTGAGGTCATATTTGTACCAGCCAAATAACCTACCGCTGTATTGAAAGCATCAGCACCAGCATTAAGAGCTTTTAATGCACGATAGCCAACAGCTACGTTGTCTCCATGGGCATCTTCGGTACTTAAAGCCTCAAACCCAATCGCCACGTTGTTATTACCTGTCGTTAAAGCATCACCAGCTAGACCACCGATAAGAGTGTTTTCAACGCCTGTGTTGACTGCTACACCTGCGTTATACCCCACGGCTGTGTTATAAGTATCAGTATTTGTTGTAAAGTTTTGATTTGCTAAAGCCTGAAAACCAATAGCAGTTGATCTATCTCCTTTTGTATCTGTAGTTAACGCAGACTTACCCACCGCCACATTTGAGTTACCAGTAGTAAGCGCATCACCTGCAAGACCGCCAATAAGAGTGTTGATTGTGCCTGTGGTGATTGACAGACCTGCATCTGCACCTACCGCAACATTGTAAGCATCTGTCGCTGTAGTGAAGTTTTGATTGTTTAAGGCTGCTTTGCCAACGGCAACACTATTACTGCCTAAAGTGTCTCCGCTCAAGGCGGCAAAGCCAACTGCTACATTGTTATCAGCGTCAGTAAAAACATCACCAGCTAAAGCACCAATAAGAGTGTTTTGAATTCCTGTGGTTAATAACGTACCTGTGTCAACACCGACTCCTACGTTGTAACCCTGTGTTCCAGCATTAAGAGTTTTTAAAGAACCACTACCTATAGCTACGTTGTTGCCATGAGCATCTTCAGTTATAAGAGCGTTGTAGCCTACCGCAACATTATCATCACCCGTAGTCAAAGCAGTACCAGCTTCATCACCGACAACCACGTTGAAATTACCGCCAGATGCAATACTGTTACCAGCGTTGACACCAGCTCGGAAGTTACTTGTTCCTGAAGTTGTAGATGAAAGATCACCTGTAACAGCCACACCACCTGTAACAGCTAGATCACCACCTACTGAGGCATCATCTGTAACTGTTAAGTCGTCTTGTACTTTAAGGTCTACTACAGAAAGACTAGCAAAAGCATCTACTACTGCTGCTCCTGAACCAGCACCATCTAAGTAAACTGCTTTAACATCTCCTGGAGGAATAGTTATGTTAGCTCCAGAACCTTGTGAAATAACTATATTTTGAGATCCGCTCGTCCCGTTTTCTATAAATTGCATCCTTTTCATAGTGTTGGGGCCTATTGTGATAGTACAGGCAGAGTCTAGCGTTCCTGTATATTTAAGATACATAGCCCTTCCAGCATCAGAACTACCGTCTGCTACTGTAGTAGTATGTGTATCTGCGTTAGTAGTGATTGCTTCTGTACCAAAGCCTAAAGCTTCTCCAATCAACTCCAAGTTGGTATTTGTGCTTGTTCCCCAAGTTCCTGACTCATCACCTGTAGCAATTTCTTTAAGTCTTAAATTATTTACATAAGTTGCCATTTATATCTCCGTTCAATTGATTATATTACCTTTCTTCTGCATAGTTAAGCAACATCTTCCCAATTCGGGGTCTGGCTATTATCTATGGTTGTAAAATTAGGTGTTTGATCTTCATCTATTTCACTAAAATTAGGTGTTTGCGACTCATCAATCAAACTCCAAACAAACGGCTCTCCTAACTCTCCTGTAGCCGATACGCCTGTTATTAATATTCCAGCTTTTGCTACAACTGATACAGAACCTAAAGAACTTGTTGCCCCTTGACCTGTAAGTTGGACTGTCATTCCTAAAGCTATAGAAATAGTGCCTAAAGCACTTGTAGCCGCAACACCTGTTGGTGTTACGTTACTTTTTGCTACTGTAGTTACAGATCCAACGGAGCCAGTTGCTGAAAGTCCAGATACACTTACGTTAGCTTTTCCTACAGGAGTAACAGTACCTAATGCACTTGTTCCTACTAAACTAGAAAGTGTAACTACTGCATTATGGTGAATTGTAATTGATCCGAGACTTGCTGTTGCGCTTAGTCCCGCTACAGGAACATTTGCTTCTCCGTCTACGTCTACTGAAACTGATCCAAGAGTCCCTACTGCGCCTTGTATAGAAGCTATGGCTTGTGCATTTACACCAGCGACAGGGGCGCCAGTGGTGCCTACTAAAGAAGTTGGGATTACATTCGCTTCCGCTACAATAGAAACAGTGCCTACTGCGCTAGTAGCGGCTATTCCAGTAAGTGTAACGGGATTAGGCTCGCCCCAAGTATCTGAACCCCAGGTTCCGCGACCCCAACCTGTAATACTAGCCATTTAAGGCTTCTTTAAGCGATTCTGATAATCGCTGTAGATGCTGCTGCCGCAGGAAAAACTACAGTAAAGTCCCCAGCGGTAGACGTTTTATCTCCACCAAAGTCTATAGTTGCTACAGATTTATCGCTGTTAGTATCGTTATAAATCAAACAACCTCTAGCAGTTACAGTAGCTGTACCAAAAGTTAAATCTGCAAAGTCTGTAAACCCTGTAGTTCCAGAACTTGTAGGTGCAACTTTAGTCAAAGCGTTACCACCTGCTGTGTAATTAGTACCACTAACTTCTTGTGAAGTTGAATAAGCAGTTGTAGTTGCTCCCATAGTGGCGGAACTTGTGAATAAAGCAAGTTTAAAAGCATTACCATTAGTCGCAAAGTTATGTGTTGCCGTTAATAGCTCTTTTTTAAAACTTGTAGTTAATGTAGATGTAATTGCCATATCTATATCCTTTTAATAATTTTAGCAACCTCTTCCTCTCCAGACTTCAAAAGCTCTTGGATTAGAGTTGCCTTATAAGATTTTATAGCATTATTCAAGTAAATCAAACACACTCTGTAAATTAAATCTTTATATGCTCTGGCCTGTTCTTTAACATGCGGTTCGCTATCATCTGAGTAACCACATATTTTATTAGTTAATTGCTCTGCCCAAAACTCAGGTGGGTGTCCACCAAAGTTTGAGGTTTTAGCTTCTATTAAACCTAATCCTGGTATAGCTCCTGGTGTTATTTCGTCTACCATACTTTAGGATCTCCAGCTTTAACTTCTTTGAGGTGCGTATCATACCTATCCATAAGAACAGGTTTTTGTTCTTCTTGCTCTTTGTTTTCAATCTGACTTTTGTTAAATACTCGTAGTTTATTTTCTTGATCGTGAACAATTATTTTAGGGTCGTCTAAACGATGATAACCATATAATTTATCTTCTACAGGTATAGATGTGTCTAATAAAGTAGATGAGTTAGCAACTTCTACTCGTATACCTGCACCTTGGCATTTAGATAACCAATATTCAACACATCCTCTACCTGATTCTGCAAAATATAAGTTGCCTGTATAAGTAAAATCTACACCAAACATTTTTATACAGCCTACTTTGTTCCATAACGCAAAAGCTATAGCGTAAGCAACTGTATTATTTAGATAGTAACAATTTAAATCTCTAACCACTTCTTCTATTGGAAACAAAACTAATCCTTTAGCTCTGTCATCTAATTCACATGTATATATTGGCCCTTCATGCGTTTTTAATATTTTGATCATGGAATCTGTTTGACCGCCTGCATCGTCGCTGTCAAAAAAACGACTGGCTGGATCTAACATAAATATACGATCATGGAATATGACGTCTGCTACGGCATTAATTGCCCAAACTTCGTCAAAATGTACTCCGTGTGATTTAGCAAGATTGTAGTCAAACCAACTACGTCCCATACCTACGATGGCTACAGTCTTGCCCTCAAGTTTCTTGATAGGCTTCATACTTTCTCCTTTTTAACTTACATTAGAGCGAAGTGAGTCGTAACGATATTCATCGCGTCTTCCTCTAGCTTCTGCTCTATTTTTTAATCTAGCAATTTCTTGTTGGAATCTATTTTCGTAAGTTGTCAGTAGATCTGGTTCACCCTTCATGAAAGTATAGCCCTCGACTAACGAGCCATAAAGCAAAGCGTCTCTGGCATTAACGGAAAGCCAGGTACCCCCTGTATCAGAAACCAAACTTGTTGGTCTGTATAAATAATGCAATTCTACAGAGTAGTTTGCATCTGGTAATGGCGCGACGGTGATAGTTGTTCCAGAACTTCCAGAAGTGCTGTATTCCTTATCAAAGTCAGCGTAGTATTTAGGCAGCCCTCTCAGGCTGGTGTCAGTTATATCAGGAGTGTACTCCTGCATAAAACTGGGGTGTTTCTTCTCCAGAAAATGATAATCACTAGAACTATCAATAACTGCCAACGAAAAACTCAGAATAAAATCTGTAGGACAAGTCAAAAAACGGTTGCCCGTTGTCAAACTACCTGTCACATTTTTCCTAAAGAAATCTTCTTGTACTAAATTAAATATACGATCTTCAGCATTTTTAACAAAATCTGGAATAGTATTGTTAAAAGTAGTCTCGTTATAATCGAGATAGTTTTGAATCAAAGTATATAATTCAGTATAAGTCATGTTGTGATTGTAACTGTTCCTACACTTCCTGTCATTTTAGGGGTAGTAAAATTAGAACCTAATATTGAAGGATTCATAGACAAAGAATTTATACTGGTTGCAGTAAAATTATTAGCATCTGATATAACTACAAAGCCTTCACCAACTTCTTTATCGTTATTAGGTCTTGGTTTATAAAGAGCTTCTGGATCAGTAACAACTGGCCTAGGATCAATCTGTGGAGATTTTGGCTCAAAACATTCTGGACATGTTTTTAAGTTATTCCATTCTTCCTTTAATTCATGCAATTTATACTCAAATCCACACCTATCGCAAAGTGCGCGAGCAAATTTACCAGCAGCGTAAGCCACTAATAACTACTCCTCATAGATGGTTTTATACGAAATGATGCTCTGTCTTCATCTTGATCAGCTGCACGTCTAAATTCTTCTTCATAAGCAGCTTTGAGCATTTGCATACGATCAGGCGCCCTTTTAATTGATATGTAGTAAGCCAAGCCAGCTGCAAAGCAAGGATAAAACCTAAAAGGCATATCCAAAGTATTTATAGCTGTATCGGCATCGTCCATACGAACTATTTTATTAAAAACTAAAACATCCGTAGAATTTTCAGGACTTGGCCATATTTTTATTACAGGCGTAGTCAGCTTGTCAAAAAAGAATTGTGAAGGTCGGCTTTTTGTATCTTTAGTTGGTATATTCAAATATTCAGAGCGACTGATTCTGCTCATACTTATATCAGTTGTTTCACTATTAACTGTTCTACGCAACGACATATCTAATATATCAATGACGTTAGAATTCAAAGAATAACTAGAAGTTCCTTCTGTTACAGTTTGGGTAGCTTGTTCGATTGTCCATTGGTTTAAACCTCTATTGGCCCATTCTGCCAACATAAGATTTATAGATCTTTTTGCTGTTTTAAGATCGTATCCTGTTCTAAGTTCAATACCACAACGCTCAAAAGCTTCTTCAACAAACTCGGTTACATTAGGTTCAAAATCTGTACTGCCTGAAAGTGCCATTATTTTTTCTTCTTAGTATTCTTCAAAGATTTTTCTATTTGTGCAGCCTGTTTAGCATGCAATCTAGAAGCGCCTTTCAACTCTTTAATAAGTTTTCTTTTTTGTGCTATTGATAAATCAGCCATTATTCATCCTCCGCGTATAGATTATCAAAAATTCTGTTTACATCCAACGTATAGTCTAAATCAGACTTTGAATAATGTATATGTGCAGATGGTTTAAAATCAGGTGCGCCTGATCCAGTTTCAA